TTGATGACACAGGCAATACTTTTGCTGGTGTTCTTAACGGCAGATTTAAAGTATACATTGACCCATATAGTGCAAACTCAAGCGCTAGCCAATACTATGTTGTTGGTTACAAAGGTACTTCACCTTATGACGCTGGTATGTTCTATTGCCCATATGTGCCTCTACAAATGGTTAGAGCCGTTGGTCAAGATACTTTCCAACCGAAAATTGGTTTCAAAACTAGATATGGTCTAGTTGCTAACCCATTTGCGGAAACTGGTGCAATTTCAGGTGCTGCTACAGCAGTAAATGACGCTGGTTCTGCTAACTCAAACAGATACTACCAAAGAGTTAAAGTTTCTAACTTGATGTAATATTTGTAGAGTTTTCTACAGAAATAAGAAAGGGCGGTTTATCCGCCCTTTTTTTTGGCCTTCCTCCGGAATGGATAAATAATAGTATGACAAGCACAAACGCATACGACAGACAACCTACTAAATTTGACTACGCCTCACCTACACAGTTTAAGTTTCAGATACTAAAACTGCCAAAGGTTGAATACTTTTGTACGGCAGTCAATATACCAGGTATTACTTTATCAAGTGTTCAACAAGATACACCACTTGCAGATATACCATTGCCTGGTGTTAAGTTATCATTCGCTGAACTAGAGATGTCTTTCTTGGTAGATGAAAACCTAGAAAACTATAGAGAGATACATGGTTGGTTGACAGGACTTGGTTTTCCTAAATCAAGAACACAGTTTAAAACTCTTGTGGATGCCGCTAAGGATAGATTTCCGACAGGCGGAAAGAGTGACGCAACGACAGACGCAGGCAAAGTTACAGGTGCTCCGGTACCATTAGGACCTGCCTTCTCCGACGCTACTTTGAATGTGTTGACTAGTAAGAATACAGCAAATATAGAAGTAAGATTTTCAGATATGTTTCCTGTAGGATTGTCAGGACTAAACTTTAACCAACAGGCCACAGATATTGACTTCTTAACGGCAACTGTAACAATGAAATACAAAATATACGAATTCGCTACAAAAGGTGCAACTAGGACAACAGAAACCACCTCTTAAGCTTTACATTTAAATGATATTATGATAGGATACCTTTATTATGGATTTAGAAAAACTACAAGAACAAGCTGATTTGGATTTAAAGATAAATGATACTGAACTAGATTTAGAATCTCTTAAAACTCCACAATTACACAACAAATATTTAAAACACTTAACAAAGTTTAAGCTTATGTTAAGTCGTGCCGAGGGTGATTTATATAATACAAAAAGGACACTTTGGGAATACTATACTGGTAAGGCAGACGCTTCAGTATATGCACAAAGACCTTTTAACTTCAAACTATTAAGAGCAGATGTCGACCAATATATTCTTTCGGATGAAGAGTATATCAAAGCAAAACAAAAAGTAGATTACTTAAATGCTTGTGTTGATTTTTTAGATAGAACAATTAGACAAATCACTAATCGAACCTTTACAATTAAGAACGCTATTGATTGGCGTAGGTTTACTAGTGGTGCTGTGTAATGTATTTAAAAAATAGTTGTCACATAGTCGAGAATGCTTTAACACAAACTCAAATAGACTATATCATATCTTTTGGTGAAAAAGAACAGTTGAAAAATGCTGAAGTTTTTGACCGAGAACAATCAGAAAAAATTAGAAAAACAAAAGTTGCTTGGATTAAAGAAGAGGAACTATCTAAAAAATATCCTTTAGTAGATATAATTACAAAGGGTAATAAAGAGGCTGGTTGGAACTTTCAACTAACAGGCTTCGAGCCATTTCAATATTCAATATATGAAAAAAGTGACCATTACAATTGGCATATAGACAGTCATGCTAAACCATATGACAATGGTCTAATTAGAAAATTAAGTTTTACATTATGTTTATCAGACGACTATACAGGTGGTGACTTTGAGTTATGTAAACCAAATCCAAAACCAGATAAACATTTATACAAAACATTCGAATTAAAAAAAGGTACAATGATTATATTTCCATCTTTTGTTTGGCACAGAGTAAAACCTGTGACAGAGGGAGTTAGAAAAACTTTAGTAGGTTGGGTAGTAGGGAAACCATTTGCATGAGTATAACAAGATATTTAATTATAGATAAAAAAGATGATGTCTATTTAAAGATAGAGGCTGATGATGATATAAGAAGAGAGTTAGGTCAATTCTTTACATTTGAGGTGCCTGGTTTTAAGTTTATGCCACAGTTTAGAAACAGAGTGTGGGACGGTAAGATTAGATTATTCTCATATCAAACAGGTCAAATCTATGTTGGTCTATACCCTTATATATTGAAGTGGTGTGAAGATAATGATGTACAAGTTGTTGACGGAACCAAGATAGAAGACACAAAAGTAGATGAAACAAGAGTTGATAAATTCATAGAAGCACTAAATATTCCATTCGAGGTCAGAGATTACCAGAAGGAGGCATTTATATATGCAGTTAGAAAAAATAGAACTTTATTGTTATCACCCACAGCTAGTGGAAAATCTCTTATTGTGTATCTTCTTATTAGGTTTAACATTCTTCGGTTAAAAGAAAAAAATAAGAAAATTTTAATTATCGTACCAACCACATCTTTGGTTGAACAATTGTTTAAAGACTTCAAAGATTATGGTTGGTCGCCTGAAAGATATGTACATAGAATATATCAAGGTCATGCTAAAGAAACAAATAAACCTGTAATTATATCTACATGGCAATCAATATATACACAACCTAAAAAATACTTTAAAGATATTGGTATGATAGTAGGTGATGAGGCACACTTATTCAAGGCAGTTTCGTTAACAAAGATATTGACAAAATTAGAAAAGTGCCCATATAGAATAGGATTAACTGGTACTTTAGATGGTACACAAACACATAAGTTGGTACTAGAAGGACTATTTGGTACAGTTAATAAGGTGGTTTCTACTGTAGAACTACAAGAAAAGAAACAGTTAGCCGCCTTAAAGATTTTCTGTTTAATCTTAAAACATGGTGCGATTGAGTGTAAACATGTTAGTGGTATGAACTACCAAGAAGAAATGGATTACATTGTAAAATCTGATAAGAGAAACAAATTTATACGAAACTTGGCCTCTGGTCTAAATGGTAACACACTATGTTTGTTTCAATATGTAGAGAAACATGGTAAGGACTTATACGAATCAATAAAAGAAAAGGCAAAAGATAAGAAGGTATTTTATGTACACGGAGGAGTTGACGCAGACGAAAGAGAAAAGATTAGGGAAATTACGGAGAAGGCTGACGGAGCTATTATCGTGGCTTCGTATGGGACATTCTCTACAGGCATTAATATTAGGAACTTGCATAACATTATTTTTGCTAGTCCTTCTAAATCTCGCATAAGAAATTTACAATCAATTGGTCGTGGTTTACGATTAAAAGATAATAATTCACATGCTACTTTATATGATATATCAGACGATTTAACTTATAATGAGAAAGAGAACTACACACTTAATCACTTTAGAGAAAGGATAAATATCTATAGTGAAGAAGACTTTGATTATGAAATACACAACATAGAGTTAAACAATGAAACCAGAAGTTAAAATAATCAAGTTAATTAACGGTGACGACATTGTTACCGTACTACCAGCAGGTGAACAACAGTTACCTGACAATGGTGCATTACTTCGTTTAGACAAACCATTACAGATTAAATATATACCTCAAATGACACCAATGGGGTTTAGAGATTATATTGCTTTGATTCGTTGGACTAACTACACTAGTGATAAGATAGTTACTATTCCTAAAGATAAGATAATGACAATTACCAACGCCTCCCTAGAGATGTCTGGTAGTTATGGTGAGATAGTTAAAAACTATGATAAACTTGATAGACCAAAGAGAGATGAGAACTATCATAGAAAAGAATTCTCCCCCGAAGAAAATAAAAAACTAAATGAAATCTTTAGAGAATTTGATGATGATGAAGATGAACCGACAATGCATTAGGTTAGCTAATGGTGTTTCTGAAAACGGACACCGTTTATTATACGCATAAAAAAAATATTGGCAACCGTGGATTAAAAACAAACTAGGCTTGACAATTCGAGCAGTTTAGAGTATTATGAGGATATTATGGCAAAAACAAAAAAGAAATCAGAACATTATGTTAACAACAAAGAATTCTTGGCTGCAATGGTCGAGTATAAAGAGTCTGTTGACCACGCAAAAAAAGTAGGAAATAAGAAACCAAGAGTGCCCGATTATGTGGGTGAGTGTTTTTTAAAGATTGCGAATCACCTATCATATAGACCTAATTTTATCAACTACACATACAGAGATGATATGATTAGTGATGGTATAGAAAACTGTTTACAATACCTAGACAACTTTGATGGTAAGAAATCAAACAATCCTTTTGCCTACTTTACTCAAATAATTTACTATGCATTTATTCGTAGAATCCAAAAAGAAAAGAAACAAGTAACAATCAAACAAAGAATGATTCAAGAAGCGAATTATGATGACATGGCATTACAACCTGGTGAAGAACGAGAATTTAAAAATCAATTCACCGAATTCTTACAAAAGAATATGGTTGCTGATGAACCTACTGAAAAGGAGAAAGCAAAGAAAGAAGCAACTGCTAAGAAGAAGAAAAAGAAATGAAGATAACTGATAACTTCTTAACAGAAAAAGAATTTTCTGAGCTGAAAAAGGTCATTTGGAATCCAAGTTTTCCTTGGCATTTCAATCAAATCAACGACACAAATACACCAGATGATTCTGGTGAGTATTACATGACGCATGTCTTTTATAATCAAAGACAGAATTATCAAAGTCAATACTTTCCTGTTGTGTACGATTTATTGAATAAGATACAACCAAAGGCTTTAATCAGAGTGAAAGCAAATTTATATTTAAACATGGGACAAAAAGGAGTTGTTGAACATACGCCACATACCGACTATGATTTTAGTCATAATGGTATTGTGTTTAGTTTGAATACATGTGATGGTTATACAAAACAAGGTGACAAAAAGGCTGATAGTATTGAAAATAGATTAGTTACTTTTGACGCAGGTAAACCACATCAAAGCACATCTACATCAAACAGTAAAGTACGAATGATTATCAACATAAATTATTTTTAATGGAACATAGATTATATCACGAACCACTTATTGACCAGGCAACATGTACAATGTTATTGCCGGCAACCTATATCATCTCAAAAAAAGTAACAGAGATGTTTACACCATGGAAGAATAACTGGAAAGACCCTAACTATATGAAGT